ACGCCATCGACACCATCTGCGATGATCTAGCCAACGGAACCGTGCGCCGTACACGCATCTCCGAATGGACACTCCCCAACGGAGAAACCGGCCGATCCGTACAAAAAATTATTGACCACCAACCCGCAACAAACCCCTACCCTGTAGACGAACTCGTCGATAAACTAGCCGAATGGACACCCCCAAAACCCGAACAGGACACCCGCACCGACTACAGCACTGCGGCCTTCGTCATCGGGGCAGGCGACTTCCAAATCGGCAAAGGCATCCCCGGCGGAGAAACATCACACTTCGCAGACGACTACCTGCGCTCACTGGCAGCCGCCAAACACTACTGGCAGCAAGCCGGACAGCCGCAACGAGTCCACATCGCCTTCCTCGGCGACATGATCGAAGGATACGTGTCACAAGGAGGCAACAACGCCTGGCGAACACAAACACCCTTGACGGAACAAATCAGGCTCACCCGCATGGCCATGATGCAACTCGTCCACCAATTCGACCACTGCGCCAACGTCACCGTCACATCCATCCCCGGCAACCACGGTGAAGCCGTGCGCTTCGGTAAAGGCGTCACCACCTACGACGATTCCTTTGATGTGGACTGCTGCCGGGCCATCGCAGAAGCCTAACAGCTCAACAACCAATACCCCAACCTTCACTTCCACTTCCCCAGCCGAGACGAAATGACCACCACCGTTGATGTGGCCGGCACACAAATCCTGCACGCCCACGGCCACCAATGGAAAACCGGCAAACACTATGATTGGTGGCGAGGGCAAGAATTCCACAACGGCACCACATCCCATATACTCATGGCCGGACACCGGCATCACCTCGAAATCTCTGAGCAAGGACAACGCACCTTTATTCAATGCCCATCCATGGAAGGCGAATCCACATGGTTCCGGCATCGCACAGGCACCACCGGCAACCCTGGACTCGTGTGCTACACTATCAACAACAAAACACCAAACAACTATCAGATAGCGAGATGAAATAGTGCCATGAGCAGACGACCAACAAAAGCCGACCTGGCCACCACCGCATCGTGGGTGTGGGCCACAGACCATCATCTTCGCACACTCAACCGGGCATGCACTAAAGTAGCCACACACTACCCCGCAATCAGTGCAGACGACCTGTACCAAGACTCCCTACTATATATTGCGGTGCGGGAACAATACCACAACCTAGACAACAAACACTACACCAAAATGTGCTACAGGGTAGCCAAACGGCTAGCCAACAAAACTATACAACACCTCGACCAACCGAAACCTTTATCCGATATTATTCATCTAGCCGACAACCAAACAAGCATTTAAAAGGAGAACCCCACAATGGTCACAACCATCCTCGACGACGGAACCCAAACCACCAGGCTACAAACAGTAGGCTCCACCACCACAGCCATCATCACCAACACAGAAACACCCGAAACCATCACCGCCAAATACACCATCGCGAAAGACGGCACAGCCACCTACAGCATCAGCGGAAACACCTATTTGGGAGACCACCAACACATTATCAAACTCATGTACGACTACTGTCACTGTGTCGGACGATTCGACACAAGCAACCCAGACAACCTCGACAACCTGTTCAAAGGATGACACATGAACCGGACCTACACCACAGCCGACATCATCCAAGCCGCCCAATGGATCTGGAACGGCGGACCATGGAAACCGAGTGTCGAACCGGGCATGCCACCCCCACCAACCGCGCCACAACACCACGGCAACAACATTGTAGCCATGATCGATCTGCAGCTAGCCATCGACGACTACACCCTCACCTGCCAGCCAGCCAAGCAGCGAAAACATTTGGCACGGTTGGCCGCATTCAGGGAAGTATACGGGTATGATCAAACCTATTCGGTGGCAGCCCAACGACTCGGGGTGACAAGACAAACCGTGAAACAGTGGGCAGACCAAACACTCATCACCCTAACAGGCTACGCAAACAGTAGATACTACCCAGACGGCAACGACGATAGCACAGGGATGGGATAAAACCATGAACAACACACACAATATCCCCTACACTGCCCTCAAAACAGTAGTACACCGAATCATCCAACAACAGCCCACCAACATGCAGCAATTGGAAAACATTGTTGGCGGTGTCGAAAACCAGTACCGTGTACAAATCTCACTCGACAACGTGAACCTTACCGTCAAAGAAATCAGCCTCGACGATCTTGCTATCGACCAGGACACGCTAGACGAGTGCAGCGAAATCCTGTGGGACTGCGACAGTGCAGGACACCCAAACAACAATAGCGAGAACCATAGCCCATATGCAAGCCCGGAAGCACTAGACTGGCTCGCCGGGATCGCATACCAGGCCAAACTACTGCAAGCGGCGGCCGACGAGATCATGCGGTCTATCATTCGCCACCGCGACAACCACAAAAATATTATCGGCCGGAACGTTCTAGACCAGGCCAACGAAACGATCTCAGCCTGCCTCCACCTGGACCAGATGCTCGAAGACACCATCGACAGCAACGAATCATAGCCATATCGCATAAACAAAAAGAGTGCCCCAGCGGCAACCACCACACAATCGTGGCAGCATCGCTGGGGCACACACATATTCAATTATGCAACAGTAGACTCTACCGTGCCAACCTCCGACTCAGCTGCACGCCTCGGCTCATAGCCGACAACATCCGCATCATCAATCGGCTCAATCATGCCAGGATCCGACACATCAACCATATGCGGCTCAACCAAGCCCCCATCATCGGGTGGAACCAAACCCGCATCCACAACCGTGGTTTTAGGTTTGCCGGCCACAAACGACGGGCTACCAAACGAGGTAGCAACCGACAACACCGCAGCAACCGTGGCTGTGATCAACGCCGATTCCCACGGCAAACCCCGAAACGACTCCGCAGTATACGTGACACCCGCCGTCACACCCAACACAGCAACAAACGTTTGCACAAAAGTCTTAGCCGCCCGCTCCAGTAAACCTAACCAAAACTGTTTACCCACAACAAACCACCATCACTTTTTCAAACCGTTAACAGCAGACTCGAGCCTGTCGATACGGCTGCGACACTCCAGCACGTAATACCAGATGCTCCACAGGGCATCCTTAGTGCGCCACAGCTTCCCCGTCACCGGATTCTTCACCCACGACAGGGCATCAACACGTTTACCCAAATCACCATTCTGCACCTGCACCACACCAACATCATGATGCAACTTATTCACCGAACCAGTCAGTTGAGCAGACAATTGTTTAATCTGATCATGCAAGGCTTTCACATCAGCCACTGTTAACTCCCCACTATCTCCACTGCCGCCGCAGACGACGGCCATAAACCTGTCCCACGGAAACCACGGCCCCGGATCGTCATGATCCGACTGATGCCACGCATCCGTCACATCCACATGCCCGCAAACACCACGTTTACCGGCCTTCAAATCGGCTGCACTAAGCTTCCTTTTCGGAACACCATGCTTGTCACACAACTGCCGGCACAGCACCGCCGCCCTCTCCACCGCGGGCCACACGCGAGGATCCAGCCACTGCTCCCTCGTGTAAGCATGGCCTGGTACACGGAACGAGGCGTGCGAACCCCCATCCGCGCAAATCTCGATACCCAAACTATGCGGATTCGGCGGGGCATGCCAGCCAATCGTAGACTCGGACAGGCACTGCACCGTCTCCCCAATATCGCACACATAATGCGCCGAACCACCAGACGATGGGGACGCGAAATAGTTTGCCGTGGACACAGCCCGACCTTTACGCGAGGCGGACGGAAACCCCACATCCGGGCATGTTGCATGAATCACAACCCTATTCACCGGACTATTCGAACCGGCCGAGTGATGCGCTGCAGGAATGTATCTCACAACACACCACCCCCAAACACGACCAACATCAGTAACACCCTTCCCTTTTCTTTTTTACTTGCGGGATGACACGGTAACCACAGGTGATGGGGCCACACTCTCACAAGCCACCGAACCCGATATCGTGGACGCCGCACCGTCACTATATTTCACAGCCAGGCTGCCCCCGGAACAGTACACAGACACCACGGAACGGCCATCCTTACCATTCTTACCATCGGATCCGTTCGCACCAGCAGGGCCACGCTCACCCTGCACTCCTTGCGGGCCGGCAGGACCCGAAGGCCCCACATCGCCGCGCTCACCGGCCGAACCATCCCGACCATCAGCGCCGTCAACTCCATTCACACCATCAGCACCCGCGCGGCCTGGAACACCATCATGGCCATCCGAACCGTTAACACCAGGCAACCCGTCAGGACCTTTCACACCATTCAAACCCGGGGAACCCTGCGGACCAACAGGGCCAACCAGCCCAGCCGAACCGTTAACACCATCCCGGCCGTTCGCACCGGCGGGGCCTTGCGGGCCCCGTACACCGGCAGGACCCGGCACACCCTGCACGCTACGCTCAACACGCACAGCATCCACACACAAACCAGACTGGTGAAGCCGCACAGACTCCTGCCCGCCAGAGGCACACACCCGCTTCACACGGCTGGCTAAACCCTTAGCAGCTGTACCATTAGACTGGGCCCTCGCCTGCTCCGAATCCCTTTGCGAAGCCACAGAACCATACCGCAAAGCACCCCCGGCAACCACCGCCAACAGCACAAGCGACAAAAACAACAGTATCAGGGAAGCCTTCTCAAACGAGCGGCGCTGCCTTTTTTCTTCCTCCAACTCCCTCAACCCTACTCACCTCCACCATCAACAGTATCTTTCAAAAACTCGGGCACATCAGGAAGACGCATAGGCTCCACCTCGTCAGGAAGCCGCGAGTTAAACCGGCGAACCTCACGCCGCACACCCCACGTATACTCCTCCAAAGCATCAACCTGAGCCGACAGCCGGCGTAAACGCCGCCTAGAACGGGATGTGACCGCCTGAACAGAACCCAAAACCGTGGCCAACGCGGTACAAATAGAGGCCACCAGTGCAGGAGTAATCCACGACACCACAGCCCCCCAACCTTACAACACCAGCCACCACAGCCGCCCGGTCACACACCCACAGCTATCCAATTCGCAACCGCAGGTACACCATTCGGCCTAGACCCGTCATTCGTGATAAACGCCAAACTAAAATTTTGGGCAGTCACATTGTAGGCTTTCACATCGATCTGCTGCGTGCCCCCAGCCGCCGTAGCCATAGACGCCACCACAACAGGCGAACTACTGAACTGGCGATCAAACGGGATCGTGTAAGCATACACGGCAGAACCACCAAACATGATCGACTTCGAACCAGTCTCAACCCTGGGGGACAACAACATCCACTCGCCGGCATGGTTAGCCCACACAGCCCCCGAAGGCACCATCACACGATCACCCTCCACCGGGGTAGGGTCACACGCAGCAGACTCGCCAAACGCCACACGAGCCGCTATAGCACGCCTATCCAGCTGCTGCTGCAACCCGTTAGACGACAACACCAACGTCGCCAGTAGCTGCTGATGGTACACGCCAGGCTCGGCACGCAACACATCCCGGGCACGCTCCGCACGGCCACCGGGAACAATCTCCAACTTGGCTGTATTCTGCTCCCAATCCCGAGACAACACCACATAGTCGTATCGCGTCTCACCAGGACCCGGCAGCTGCCCTGTCACCGTCTCAACACTATTAGACGTGCACATCACCCCGTGAGCCCAAGCCTGCCCCGGCAGGACCTCACACAACACCGTGGCACCCTGAATCGTCGTGCCGACACGAAAATCGTCCGGGCCCTTCACCGAAGGCATGTTACCCATCAGACCAGACATTTGAGCCCAATCATACTCGGTCAACACACCATCAAACCCTTTACACACAATAGCCACAACAAACCCCCATCATTCTAGAATTTTTGCAAATCCCGCACACCCGCAG